CTTTCTTTTGGCTTACCCTTGTTTGAAGATTGTTAACAAACTTCACATTTCGAAATATACCATATTATGTAAACCCTGTCAAGCAGATTTTTTTTCGTTTATTTTCCAATATTCTCCATCTATCCTTAAAATAACTCTTTTTACATTATTTGTAAATAACAAAATGCAAAATTATCTTTTGTTTTTGTAGATTTCATTCGACATTTTTCACTTTTTGTGATAAAAAAAGAACCCAAGATATACTCCTGGATTCTTTTCCTCGCCACGACCTTCCGGGTTCGCAGCTTCGTGATTAGTTCACGATGGACTGCATAGGCTATAGGCAAAATGTTCGTTGACAAAAACAATAGTCTCAAAGTTTGTTTTTAGTTACAACCAAAATCCCTATGCTGATTTCGGAACGCTAACGGTAGGACTTGAACCTACAACTGCCGATTGCCACGTTAGCGAATATATTATCTTCCTGTGCTGCCAAAACCTCGGTTTCCTCGTTCAGTTTCCGGCAATTCATCAATCATGTTCAATGTCACTTCCGGCACTGGAAGAATAATCATCTGTGATACTTTGTCACCCTTATTAAAATGATATTCACGATCCATGTGACTTTGTAGTTTAATCACTACGCTGCCAGTGTACAATCCGTCCACATATCCTGTTGATTCAATATCGTAATTAGTATTCAACCCGGATTTACTTACTACTAAGCCGCCCCAACCTTTAGGGATAACGAAATGCACCCCTGTATCAATTCTTGCCGAACCTCTTGCCGGAAGTGTAAACTCAAACGGTGTGTAAAAATCATATCCCCCGTCTGTGTCGTGTGCTTTGCTAGGCATCTTGGCCCCGCTGTCTAATAAAACATCAATCTGCATTTTCGATTTCCTCCTTAATATCGCAATATAATTCATACGCTTTCAATGTCAAACACGCTCCATCTTCCGTAAGATTCTTCGCATAGTTGTAATACCATGCAGCTTTCGATTTATCCTGTTCTTCCGGGTTTCCGTCTTTCTCTCCGGCCCTGTAAAGATACTTATAGGCATTTGTAAGACAGAAAATAGCGGTTATGTATGCACCGTAACGCTCACGCATTTCTACAATGCATTCCTTTCGTCCGGCGATGTTATAATGTGTTGGATGATTTACGTTCTTGTTTTCCATATTCTCACACCTTAAATACACTCACATCATTCATAAGTGCCTTTGCCCTTTCCTTAACTTCCTTCGTGTTTTCCGTTACCTGTGTAATAACCGCATCAACCTCTTGCATAGATGCAGCCGTTTGTTGTGCTGCTGCTGAATTTTCTTGGCAGATAGCGGATAAACTGCAAATGGAATCAACCATCTTATTTTTCATTTCTTCCAAGTTTGCCGTTGCCTTTACAACATCGGTAATTTGTCCGGCAGTGTCCTTTATATCAGAATCCAATAGCTTAAACGCTTCTTTGGTCTGTGTAATTTGCTCACTCTGTTCGTTTACTCTGTCTGTGGTAGCGTTCATTTTGTCAACAATGCGTGTGTAGTTATCATTTAAAGAATCCATATTACCTTCAACGTTCTTTGCCGCTTCTGCACTCTGTTCTGCCAGTTTTCGGATTTCTTCTGCCACAACTGCGAACCCCCTTCCGTGTTCTCCTGCTCTTGCGGCTTCTATACTGGCATTTAAGGAAAGAAGGTTAGTTTGGTCTGCAATACCCTTAATAACATCAACAAATCCCTTGATTTCGTCCATGCTCTTTGTAGTAACGGCAATCTGACTATTGATGTCCTTTATATCCTCTTCTACGGCTTCATTCTCTGTCATAGCCTTGTCAACGCATACAAGTGTGTTTTCCTTTACGTTTAACATTCTCTTGGAACTATCAGCAAGGAATGCCATACTGTCACGGATAGCATCAATCTGATTGCCCATCTGCTCTACTTTTTGGGATATGTTCTGCACATCTTGGCTTTGATTAACTGCACCGTCTGCGATATTATCAACTGCGGAAGAAACTTCTGTGGAAGAACTAGCCGCATCGTTCATACCCTTTTCCAATTCGTCTGATACGGTATTTAAGGAATCAGCCGCACCACCAATGTTGCTAATAAGTTTTTTTAGATTTCCCATAGAATCTACGGCTTCATTGCTTAAAAGTTCGATTTCATCCCTTAACTTATCGTATTTCGGATAATCGATACTCAAATCATTTGCGGCAAGTGAACCAATCAATTCTCTTAATCTGCCAAGTTTCAATGTCATTCTCCGGGAGATTTTCAAAGATATTGTTACAAATACTAAACCGCTAAAAACTCCAATCATCAACGTGTTTGCCATTGCTACGAGAATTGCATTGTCAACCGTAGAAGCTGGACTTCCGGCAAAGATAGCACCAACGCATTCTCCGTCACGCATTACCGGCTCATACCATGCATAATACTTTTGTCCGTTTACGTTTGCAGATTTAGAAAAGTAATGTTCCCCACCCTGTAATGCTTGCCAGATAGTACTATCCATTTTTGTACCTACTGCATTCGGCACTGTGGAAAATACTCTTGTTTCATAATCGAATATGGTTACATCTGCATCATTCACAGACTTAAAATCATTTAATAACTCGTTAATCGTTTCAATTTTAGTATTCTGCGCATTCATCATGGCTGTTTCCTTGATGATAGAATATGTAGACAACCGCAAATAATTTTCTTTATCATGCATCATTTTACTGCCCAATAGTATTGATGCTCCAACCGATGAAGTTAAAACGACAAAAGCTATTGACATCACTACCAGTAATGTTATCTTTGTGGAAATACTTGTGACTTTCTTCTGTTTCATACCTTAAAACCAACCTTTCTTCTTTATTGTTATTTCGCAACCGAACACAAACCAACAAATCTGCAAATCGTATTGGTTAGCGTAGTTTATAATTGTCATGGATGGCAGTATGTGAAAAAAATCTTTACTGCACCATCCGTAAAACTGGATTCGTTTCATTGCATCACTCCTTCATTAGTTTTTCGTAAAGTAGATAAAACACTTTTCTCTGAATCTCAAAATCCTTTTCGGAAATATCGTTGTCCTTTATCCAACTGCACGTTTTCTCAATCTCTTTTCTCTGCTTTATAAGAGAAATATGGTTCTGTGTTACTCTGATAATCTGTGTGGCAACTAATACTGTTACCATGATTGATAAATATACTTCCATGCTTCTACTCCTTTACTTTCAAAAACCTACCACAGTGACATTCTCCCGCTTCTTCCTGTTCCTTAAATTCCTTGCACATACACTTTGTGTCTTCTGTTTTCAGTATTGCACAAGGACAATAACCATCGTTTAAATCTACCAACATTTTTACTCTTGGATTTATTTCTATTATTTTGCTCATTCCTTACCTCCCATCTTTGCCAGTGCTTCTTCGATTTTGCTTAATCTTATGCAAATCTTCTCAATTCCGTTTCTAGTTTCCCATGAAGAATAATTCTCATTTGAATTGGTCAACCAAACACAAATAACAATCGTTGCACAGATAAGCAATAAACTTAAAAATATCCAAAATCCTGTCATGCTTTACTCTCCCTTCTGATATGGTGCAATCGGCAAAGGCATCCATGCAACCACTGAATCAATGAAAGAATCATTTTCTTGTAAATGCTCAATAGTCATACTGTCATCCCACGCATCATACACCAAAACTCTCTGAAATGGTTCGGGCAATCTTTCCGTTACTGGAATCCAATCATATTCCTTTGCTACTTCCTGCACTATTCGCATTGCTTCTCCGTAAGTATTTGCTCTATCCAAGTACAAATCTTTCTTTTCACGGAAATATGCATCTGTGTCAGAACCATCTCTCCATATTTCTGCTTGCTTACTATTGTATTGGAATTTCTCTCTTAACCTCTCCAATATCTTCTCAATCATAATCACACCTCGCTCCAATCTATTTTTTGACTACATTCATAGCAAAAGTTCATGCCATGTTTTAATTTGGTATAACAGTTTGGGCATTGATAACTTTCAGAGAAACGAGCAATTTTATTTTTTGATAATGCGATACATACCCTTGTTACGATTACTTTCTTTCCTGTATGTTTTCCCATTCCTCATTCCTCCTTTAACTGCTCTGCCACCTTAGAAATAATATCAAGGCATACTCCAATAGATATAAAATCATGTTCTTCATCAAATTCGATAAATTGCCGTACTGCTTCTATACTAAACCTCTCGTAAGCCTTTGCTCTTATCTCTGCTTCGGTTGTGGTTGGAAACTCCATAATCGTTTGGTCAAATTCATAATGACCCCTTGAAGATTGTCTATCCCATTCTTCAAGCAGTGCATCTTTATTTACTAACCTAATTAACTCTGCCATCTACTCCACCTTCTTCCCCAAACCATAAGGGCATTCCTTTTCTCTATAAGCCTTTTCTGCTTCAATAAGATTAGTTTCTTTCCGGCAAACTCCAAATGGCTGAAACTTCATTTCTTGGTGTTCACCTTTGTATTTGCAATTATGGCATTTATGATTTTCTGCCATCTATTCCACCCCCGAAATCTTAATTTTCTTACTGCAATAAGGGCAATACTTCCACTGTTTCACAGTACTTGCATATTCGAATTTCTTATGTGCTACCAAAACCTCTTTTACCATCGGTTTCCATTCACAAGTTTTATTCTTTGTATCTGCCATCACTCCACCTTGCCTTTCGTCCTTAAAATCTTTTTGTAAAGACGGATTTTTCTCTTGAAGTAAATGATATTTGCTTTTAAGTTCTGTTCCTGTACTTTTCTCCATTTTTCATCATCAACCCAATCAGAAAAACTATACTGTTCTTCAAGCCGTTCTTTGTAATACTTTATTCTTCTGCGTACCATATCTCGATAATTCTGATTACAACCGCAACATCCACAATGAACGCAAATCATTCCGTAAGAATCAATGTTTATACAATCTTCTCTTACTGCGTGGTCTATATACATCATCTACTCCACCCCACCTTTCCTCACAATCTCAAATATTCTGCTCCATGCACATATCTTACAGCCTTGTCCTTGTGCAAATTCTTCTCTGCATTTGCTATTACAGCCCATGTAGCGTTTTAATTCTTCTATAACCGCTTCTACATCATAAGCAGTTTTTGCATTGTTGATTTTTGCCGCACACTGGTAAAGTGCTTGGTGCTTTGCTCTGTCGGTTTCGTAGTCTGCTTCGTTTTCCATTTCGAGGATTAAAGGCTCTGCGTATACTAATCGCACTGTTCTACCCCCGCATCAAATTCCTGTTCTATAGGCTTTCCGCAGTAAGGGCAGTACTTGAAAGCATAAATGATATGTGTATCTGTCTTATACAGGCAGTTTGTAAATACCTTTATGCCGTTTAAGATTCTCCATTTCCAAATGCACTTGTCCATTACTGCCCTTCCTTTCCGTACTTGCAATATTTAACCCCGTTCAATAATTGCGCTAATGCCAAATTGTTACCGATATTTTCTTCTGTGTGAAACGAATTATTGCATACCGTACATTTGCGTTTACGGATCACCGAAGAATTAAGAGCAACACAATCTATAACCTTTGTTTTTCCTTTGCATTTCGGACAATCCATATTTAACCCCTTTCAAGCTGCTTTTGTAACTGTTCCACCTGTGCCCGCAAAGCATTTACTTCCTTACACTTTGCCAGGTAAAGAGCATCGAAATCCTCTGTTCTTCTACGGACACGCAATGTTCTTTTGTGTTGCTCCCCGTCCGTTTCCAAAACACCCTGTTCCTTTAAAATCTCAACGTGTTTATGAACCGATGCGGTACTTTTCAAACCTACCATTTGACACACTTCTCTAATAGTCGGTGGGTATTGGTGCATATTTATGTACAAATTTATCGCCTTTACTATCCGTTCCCGTGTCTGCTCACCCTTTTCTGCACTACTCATTTAAACACCCCTCCTATTTTGTATGTAACCATTTTGTTCTGTTGTCTCCAATAATCATTACCGCCTCGTTTTTCCGGCAAATTCCGTGTCATTCTGTCGGAGCAACTTACGCAAATTCTTCCGTCACGATCTAACGGATTCCCGCAAGTGTAACAAAGGCCGTTTGCCACTCTCTCGTTTCGTGGAATAATAATGCCTTTTCTTTCCCGGTTCTCTTGCTCATATCTTTTTCTTTTGCATATACAAATCGTGCATAACGTTCTTCCACTTACAAATTGACGTTTACCGCACCTCACGCATAAACCCTGTTCTTTCCGTTCATGGTATTTCTTTCGGTGTGAAGATGCAGATTGTACCAGTACCTTATTCCACTGCCTATTTCGTGACCGTTCTAAAGTGTTCGCTCTTTTTGCTCGACACTCTGGGCATGACCGTTCTGAACCGAACAACTTTTCTGATCCGCAATACGGGCAGATACCATTTGATAAATAATACTCTCTGCGTTCCTTGCTTTGCCGATTCATCAATTCTCGGCACTTCGAACAGTTCTTACCATCTGTATCAAGCACACCACCGCATCTTTTACAGACACCGATTGATTCTCTGTATAATAATGTTTCTTTATATGTCATTTTTTTCACTTAGAGTAAAGACATCTTTCCTGTGCGCACAAACCTCATTACTCCTTGTTTATTGATATAGTCCTTCTTTTAAATTACTGTCTGGGAACAAGATTATACTTAATTCCGTTGTTGCTTTTTTCTTACGTTTTGAGATTGTGGCAACCTCTACTCCGACTTCCTCTGCAATCGTCTGTAAATCCATTCCGTCAATGTAATACATTTCTAAAGCCTCTCTCCAATCGTCACGGATCTCCTGGATAGCAGATTCAATTATTGCAAGTAAAATTTCTGTTCGATGTACTGTAATTGCTTCTTCCGTTGCTTTTTCCTCTGCAATCTCCTGTTCGGTTTTCTTTTCGATATAGCCGCCCTGTGAATTAAAAGTCGTAATTGACTTACTGCGTTTCGGTGCGCCATATTCGAGAAGTTCATCAATCATGCGATTGTGAAAGTCCACGGCCTTATACACACTACCCAAATTGTAAAGAATAGCTTCGGTTTTCTGATA